ATTTCTTTTAAACGAGACTTAGCGTCGGACATTTACTACTTACCAGCCCTTTGTTTATACATCCTAGCAGTTGCTACGAAATTTTGTTAAGATAAAAGCCCGACAAACCCTCTATGGTTTCTCTGCATGTAATTGCAAATACTTTTCAATTACATGCAAATATTTAATTTTTATTTTTATATCTTCTAGCTGCTCTGCTAGCTTTCTTTGCTTTCTCTGTATTAGGGACAAACTGTTTTCCTTTACGAGAACCTTCTCGTTTTTTACGATCAGTATCTTCCCTTTCTTTTTTAGAAAGAGAAGCCCATGCTTTCTTGGGAAGGTAACGTTTGGTTGTGCCGTCTGGTTGCCGTGCGCGTTCAGCCATTTTAAATATGCTTCCAGGTTCTTCTATTTACAATTGCTGAAATGGTGTTGTGATCTACTCCATATAGTCTACCTAATTGTCTCACTCCACATCCTTTTTCTTTTAAGTCTCTAATTTTTAAAACTTGCTCTTCGGTTAATTTTGAACTTGCTACTTTTTCTCCTTTTGCATGTTGCATTTCTCTTGTATTTTCAGCAAGAAGTTTCCAAGTGACATTACCAGGTTCATAGTTTCCTTTGTCTCCTTTACGTGCAAGAACATGGCCTTCTGGACGCTCACCCATGTCCTCTAAAAAATTTGAATATTTATCCCAGCGTTCACATATGGTTACTCCTTTTCCTCCCCAATATTTAAAACCTTTAGCATTTTTATCCAAGCAACGCGATCTCATAGAACGCCAACTATTATACGTCGGCGTTCTTCCTTTTGCATCCGTTTTCATTTCTTGTCTTTAGCTCTCTTAGCTACTTTAGCGGCTTTTCTTCCTTTTTCGTAATCATCTTTAGTACCCCATTTTTCACGGGTCCACTTGCTTAATTTCTTTTGTTCTTTACCTTTACCGCCTTTATATCCGCCACCAGCTTTCTTATACTCGGAAGCAACGAGCTGCGCCTTTCTAGCCGAAATAATTAGTTAGCCTTACGGCTACGACCATTCTCCCGGTTTACCGCCACGGCCTTCACGCATGACTTTGTTTTTAATGCGCTCACGCAAATCTGGTTTGGTGTACTTGCTTTTATCTTCAGCCATAACTTCCTCGCTCTTTAAAATAAGTGACTGCGTTTGTCAATACATCTATATTATCACCGTCTTAATTGTTCTAAGACTGCGTTGCGTTCTTTTGCTGTCTTACCAATATAATTCAATGCATCTCCCATGCTTCTAGTTGATCCATCTGGATTATTTCCATATAAACCAGAACCACCTAAGGGTTGTTGTTCTAAACCACCGGTAATAGGACTAAATAGAGCATTACCATATTCCTGAAACCAAGGCAGATAGCGACCAGCAAGATCTCCAATTTGTTTAAAAAAATCCATGATCAAGATACGTACTTATTGTGAAAACCTGCAGGTGCATTTTGAATAATTTGCTGACCCATCTGAGGCCCCATATACATTGAATTCATTGGCGTTACTGGAAAAGCATCGGCCATCCGATAATTTCCTTGGCGAGGGGGAGGAGTAGAGCCACCACCAAAAGGACGGCCACCAGGAGCGACTGGCCAATAACGAGGATCGGTACTGGGAATAATTGGAGGTGGTGCGCCAGCGATTCCACCAAAGTTTCCGGCAGCACCGGGTACGTTGACTTGATTCCCGTAGTACATCTTTTAGCTGTGATCTGGAACTATTCTAGTCTTCATTAATTTCATAATTGCTTTCATCACTTAGATTTTGAAGAATAATTCCATTACCTTTAATGTCCCAAGTAAGCAGGTCATCCTCTTTCCAGCAAAGAGTTTCAATAACTTCTTCTGGAATTGGAAAAATTAGATCGCCATTTTCGTCTTCTGTTAACTCAATATAGTAGCTCATTTGGATAATACTTTTTCAACTAGTTTATCAAGTTTAACGTTAATTGCAATAAATTCATTGTTCATTTTTTCCATTTCTCTAATGTAGTCAATTTTTAATACATACTCGACAGGAAGTCTGTCGAGTTTATTCTCTACCTCATGAAGTCTATTAAAAATTTTAGAAGTGAACCAACCACCGCCTGTAACTAATGCAATGACAGCAACTAAAACATGTTCCATCAGTAGTCCAGTTGTAATTTACCTTTTTTCATTAAGCCATTGACAAGCCAAACTAAAGCATCAACACAATCATCATGTGAACTAACGCCAAAATTAGTTAGCTCTTCAAACAAAGTTGTGAAGTTACGATATCTGTTAAATACTATTTTACGCTGTTCAAACATTCCCATGATTCCACGGAATCGTGCTAACTTATCTGCCCTAAATCCTTTAATGGGATGCCATATCAAATTATATAAATTTTCTTCATTCAAACAAACACGTTTAAAGTCTGCTTCTAAAGAAGCTTGATACTGCACAGCTTCTGACCAAATATCACAAGTCGAAAAAGTAGGGAACCATAACCCGTCGTCCTGTCTTCCGATAACAGACCAATCATTTAATAGCTCTTTCAATGCATCTAGTTTTTCAAGATTACCCATGACACGTAATCGACGGTAATCAATAATATGAATCTTATCTCCAATACGACCACCTAAGACCATTACTGTGTAATCATTTTTTTCCTTAGTACCTGCTGATAAGTCAACACCAACTCCCAACATGTCAAATTCAGTTGCAATCTCAGCTTTAACCAGAAGCTCTGGCGCTAGTGACAGCTCATTCTGTCTCACAATCTGATTCATGTATTGAAATGAGAATGCAATAGGGGCTTGCCTCTTCTTCTCCTTTAGGTAATCTAAAGACCACATCTCAGGCCAGTATGATTCTTCCTCTCCAGTCTCTTCATTATTTAAGATGGCGGACAACACAATCTGCATCCAGTTGTTTTGAGGACAAAAGGTTGTCGCGTGAATATCATCGTGACGAAACCTGGTCCCTAGGCAGATCGCTCGACCACCTTCAAACATCGTCGGTGCAATCACCGCGTTCCAATTGTCCTGCATCATCTTGCGAATGTCTGGGTTGCCGATATCGGCAGCAGATTTTACAGGGTCATCAATTATCACAAGATGAGAACGCTTTGAAGTCACAGAACCTTTAAGGCCTGCAGCACAAAGCGTAAACTGTTCATCACCTGTGGTATCAATACCAGCAAACTTATGATCAATAGACCAGTATTCATTACTGGTTACATTCTTTAAAAGTTTGACTTTTGGAAAAACTTCTTGATATTTCTTAGATTCAATAATACGTTTAATAGTTGCAGATTTTGATCGTGCAATATCAACCGTATAACTAAGATAAAGAATCTGCAATGGCTTACGTGCCATTGTATGAATACCTATCGCCCAAGCAGTATATAAACCTAATACAGTACTTTTAGCTGATCCCCGTGGACCTAATAAATCAATATTAGGGCCAGCAATTGCTGTAAGGCAACTACTATCTTGATTAGTTACTAATTGTTTATGCCATTCCAGGTGGTGGTTAGCTGGTGGCTTTTCTGCAACATAAGAACAAAAGAAGCCAAAATCTTCTCTTGCTTTTTCAAAAATATCTTCTTTATCTGTCTTGCGAATACGATGATTTGCAGCTGCCGCTTTAGCGTTACGGCGATACGCAAGATGCAGATGAGACGGCACAATATTTTTTAGGTACTAAGAAAATAGTACTCTATTTTTTATTTTTATGTTTCTTGGCAGCACGAGCTGCTTTTAAACCTTTCTCTGCAGATTTCTCTGCTTCGTCACCTTCTTTTGTTTTATTCTTTTTTGCAAAATACTCCAGCAACTGTGGAGGCATCTTTTTCTTGGCCATGGAATTACATTCCTAAATTTAATTTATTTTCCTGCTCTTTATCGGGCATTTCAAAATATTGCTCTTCTTCAGAACTATTTTCAAAACTATTCAATAAAGACTGGAAAGGCTGAGGGCTAGTAACAGCTTGTTTGCGATTGCGATTAATGTCTCCAATGAGATCAAGCAAATCGTTTTTAGCAAAGAAAGTATTTTGTTCTTCCATAGTGTTAATCCTCAAATTGTATCCTAGCCCATACAGACATTGATGCTTCCTGTAATGGACCTTCAATAGGATCGTCTTTAAAAATAGAAGCTAATTCTCTTAATGCACGATCTGCACCTGCAAGCAATAAACCTTTGCGATCCTTAGAAGATACAAAGGAATCTACTTGAGCAATCGTACCCCTTAGCTCTTTTTGCATCTGTGCAATACGTGCTACACCTGCATCCCGCTTAACTGCAAAGTTTTCAATATCTTCTCTTAACTTGCGAATGTCTTCTTGCATTTCATTAATTTCATGCAAGAGAACTTTGTGATGATCAGGTTTTGGATGAACTGCTTTGACCCAATCATCAACACAAATGATACTACCTTCATACCCAAGGAAATGAGCATAAAGGTAAATCTGTATAGGGGAAAAGGTATCAGCGGCAAAAGCTGAAAAAGATTCACGTGTTGCGCTGTCTAAATTATCAAGCCAATAATTAAACGTTTGTACGTTTATATCAGAATCGATAGGCGCGTTGAGATTGTTGGTAATCCCTTTCTTCGTCTTGTTCGCTAAAGCGCTGCTGTTGAGCATTGGTTGTACGTTGTTCACTACCGGTCGTACCAATATTCTTACGTGTTTGGCGACCTTCTTCTCTCATTTTTTGCTTAGAGGCGCTTACAGCAACACCAGCTGCCTTTTTGTATTTATCGATGTCAAAATAATCATCGGTTGTTGCGCCAGGGATAGACATAATAAGCCTCTATTTAAAAATCAGAAGTTGCTCATCATTGAAGCAAGACCCTGTGAATAGATGTCACGGCGTCCTTCAACAGAACGCTGACGTTGCTGACGCATCTTAGATGCTTCCAGCTGGTTAAGAAGGTTTTGAAATTGCTTAAGCTGTGTTGCAGTAGCGCCTGTATTCTTATCAGATTCGCTTAATTTACCGGACATGATGCATAAGATCTATGAACTGTTTTAATTATACTACTACATTAAAAATTTAATCTATGACCAGAATCCAGATAATGCACTTTGGAACATACCATAAGTGCTTTGAGTGTTTGCAATTTTTTCAGCAGATGCACCTCTGATTTTATCTGATTCAAGACCAAAATAACCTTCTAGTTTTGTTCTAGCAGTAGCTCCTTTATCTCTAATTGTTTCTACATCACTCGCACCAGCATTAACAATTTTTTGCAAATCTTTTGCACCATTGTCTTTTGCTTTTTGAATCAAAAGATCAAATTTACCTTGTATTGTTTGTCTATCAGTTGCTCCTTGTTCACCAATTTTTTTACGTGCAGTTTCTTGAATTTGTCCAAACCTATTAGACGCTGCTGCTGCATCAGCTATATACCTATCTGCATCATTTTTTAAACCATTAATTAATGCAGTAGTAGCGCCGGTAACTTTAATTCTTTCTAAATCTTGTGCATGTTCACGCGCATCAACCCCTGCAGAGTACTCAGCACCAGTCATGCCTTGATCGGCACCACCTCGATCAATGCGTACTTCTAATTCACGGTTAGGTACTTTACCTGTACCTTGTGCAGTATCCCTAACGTCTTCCCAAAATTTATTTGGGCCGCCTGCTCTATTGTCTGGAGCAATATATTTAACATTCTTCTTCATCCAGCTATAGACTTCACTTGGCGAATAACCATGTTTGGTCGTTGCCATTTGATAGTCATAATGACCAAAGTCAGCACCTTGGCCATACTGTTTCCTCAAGTCATCAAGAGAAAGTTTTTCTGCCATTGTTATGCTCCTAAAAATCTTTCCATTTGCGCGTTAGATAAAGCAGTGTAATTCTTTTTAAGGCCCTCTCCTACATCATAGCGCCCACTAAATGTTCCAGTATTTTGATCAAATAAAGGGTTACCAATTTGTGCCGCTATAGCATATTGTTCAGGAGTAATAAAAGAAAGTTGAGCTTGTGGTGTAGAACTCCAAGATTGGGCAGCTAATTGGGATAAACCACGGGGATCACTTGCTCTGTTTGTAGAAGCTGCAAAGTCATAAATGTCTCGCATTTCTTTCCCTGATGGTTGATATCCACCGAAACCAGCTCCAATCGAACCACCAATGATTTGTTCAGAACTTCTCTTATCTAAAAGTTGCTGGAAAGGATCACTTTCTAAACCAAAAGTTCTAGTACCAAACTTACCAACAAGATCACTAAAATCCATAATTAATCATCCATAAAACATTTGACTAAAGCGGCCTGCTAAGGCTGGAGTAGCCGAACCATATGTTCCCCTTTCGGCAATGCGACCACCTAGTTCACGTCCTGCTACATTCATGTACTTTGGTGTATTCATAATATCAAACTTACGTTGAGCACCTAATGAACCAAGATTAAAATCGGCAATCTTAGATGCAATGTTTGCACCAGTTGTCAATTCAACTTGTGTTTCAAGGAGGTTTTCTTGTTGCCGACGTGCTTCGCGTGCTGCTTCTGTCCGAGAACGAGCAGAGTTTCCTCCCAAAAGACCACCAAGTACACCAATAGCGCCAGAAGCAATAGCACCACCTGCAGGACCACCAAAAACATTACCTAAGATGCCCCCTATACCTTGAGCTGCTTGAGTAGCACCAGAAGAACCAGAAGAGCCAAAACCGCCATAGTCAGCATTTAAATTAAAAACACCAGGATCAAAGCCGGTAAAGGT